TCAGCAAATGAATAAATAGTATTATTGCTTTTGTCAAGTAAATTTTTAAGAGATGTTTTCATGTTTTTTAGTGTTCAGTTTTAAACCTGTTCCCGTTGGTTATTAAAATTTAGAGTTAAAATAAAGGTTTATAAATAGCGCACAAGCGCACAAGATTAATAAATAAATAATTGTAAAAATTTGGTCAATTCGCCAATTATAAAGGCAAAGAATCAGCACCAGAACAACAAAAGCAAAAGCAAAAATAAAGTTTACTAAAAAGTTTAATGTTTTCATAGTGTAAAGAATTAGAGGGTTATAAATACCAATTCATTAATGCATACGGATTTAATCCTTTTGCGCGAACTTCATTTCTTATTTTATCAAATGTTTTTGGTCCGCATTTAAAAGTAGATGTGTTTAACGTTGCGGCCTCAAATTTTAGGTTTTTATGAATAGATTTAAAAAAATCAATATTCGTATTTACAATTAATACAGTCATAATAAATAAGGTTAAATTAATATTTGTTGTTATTTTATAAGGCAATATTACAAAGGTTATAGTTATCAATTACTATAAAAGTTATCGTATTAATTTATATAGTAAACCATTACTATAAATAAAATCTATACTACCAATAAAATAAGGACTTAACAAAGGTTTTTATAAGATAAAAAAAATGAATTATTTTAAATTATTTTCAACATCTATTAAATAAATATATAAAAGTCTTACAATTATATTTGATAAATTCATTAAAATCAATACTTTGCATATGGTTTAAAATGGTTAAAAATTGCTAATTTGCCAAGAGTAAAAAAACAAGAACTCAGGAGCCAACACAAAAGACCAAAACAATAATAAACCATTTAAAACATATCTTCATCAAAAAAACGTTTAACCCAATTGAATAAAAGTATTTTATATTTGACTAACTAACGTTTGTTAGTTTGCATATTGAAAACATTTGATTTTACTAAATTTCATCAATTCGCCAAGAGGAAGAAGACACCAACACAACCAAAACAAACAAAACACCAGGCGCAGCCGGTTAACTGTATCAATAAAAAAAATATATTAACTCTTAACATTTAACGATTAAATTAATTGATTAACTAAATGTTTATTCCCTTGCAACACTCACAAGCATAACAAAATCAACACTTTACAAAGGTTTTACGGTCCTGGAATTGGATCACTCAATAAAATATCGGAATAAAACAACACAATCCAAACATAAACGCAACAAAATCAAGCATTTACAATTTAAAAACATAATCATGCTAAGATTAACTTTTATTAAATGAATAGTATTAAAAATCTTATAAATTAGTATTAGTTTTATATAATACATTGTAAATCAGTATATTAAAAGTTAAAATATTTTGAAAATGGAATTCAAAAAAGGGATGCGGGTACATCAAAAAAATCGTTTTCTTTTGGCGACGCAGAGCTGTATACGTATGTATTATCCACTACCCCTACATACTCTCACCAATAAAAAAAGTCTACTAATTATAAAGAGTCTACTCAAAAAAGTGGACACATTTGATATAAAAGTGGACTACTTTGGTAAAAAGTGACAAAAACAGTCTACTTTTGGGTAAAAAAAGTGGTGTAAAGTCAATGGTGAAGCGGTCTAAGACAAAGTGGACTAAAAAAAGTGGACTAATTATTTGGTAGAGTGGACACAGTACACTATATTTGTCAAATAATAAAATAAACAATAACGATTATGACTGAATTACAGGAAAAGGAATTGAGAAACAAGCGTATTATAGATATGCACAATTCTGGGGATAACATTAAGGTTATTATGAAAGCTACAGGAATGAGCAAGAGTGGAATTTACAAAGTGATTGGTTCAATTGTAAAAGTAGGCGAAACAGCTCCAAAGGAACCTGTGAAAGAAATTGAGTTAAAAGGTAACGAGGAAAGATTTGGATCGTTTGTGGGATGGCAGAGAACGAATGTGAATGAGTATTGTAATAAAGAAACGGGTGAGATTGTTCGTGTTGCTTTTGTTCGTGCTAAGAAAGAGGGTGAATTTGGGTATTTTGTTCGGTTGGCTAACGACACAGAAGTGAAAAGTGACGAGATTGAAAAAAAATTGACCGCAAGCGGTAATGTAGATTTACAAGTTGAGGCGGTTCAATAAATTTTTAAAGGATAATTAAATTAAGTAGTTATGGAAAGTATACATTCCAACATTGAGCAAAGAGTTAAAGCCGCAATGGGTAAAAATTACCCAAAAAATCTTGTTTTTGAAGTTTGTGAAAATAGAATAAGGTTTTATAACAGTCCAACTCCTTATAAAGACAGTATTTATGAAAGCAATACGGTAGATGAAGATGATTTAAAAATGATTGTTGACAACATCAAATTATACCATAATAATATTTGCCCAATTTGCCAATCTAAACTATAAACTATGACACACAAATACGAATTTAAAACCTACAATGGTAGAGTAAAAATATACGTTGATGGATATGTGATGTTCTGCTTTAATCAAATTGATTTTGCAGGATATTATGCCTACAAAGATGATCAAAACCTCTACGGTCTTGATATATACATGAACCGAGAAAAAGCCGGACAATGCCAAATGGAGATTTATTTTAAAACCAAAGAAAATTGGTTGGGGGTATTAAAATTATTAGATGAGAATATGTAAAATACAAAAGCTGTTTGGTGAGGAGTTCGTGTTGTCGCACGATTAATAATGGTTATGCTTGGCAAAAAACTCAAATTTGCAGGTCAAAATGCGTCGGATTAGCTGATTTCCATACAAGCGCATAAATAATCATAAGACTGACATCGGGAAAGACTGATTTTTTAACCAAAAACAACGAATTCGCCAATGATAAGTAAAGAATTATTTGTAAACAGCATAGAGGCATTAAGACTTCAATTAGGAGAAGACAAAGTAAACGCATCAATAATAGCAGAAGTGTTTGGTGTTAAAGATGATTTTTGTCTTTACGATAACAACAAACTAATAAACGCAATAATTGATTTGTTGGCAGTTTATTTTGATAGAGATGAGCTTCAATATTATTGTTTTGTTTTAAACTTTGGAAAAATATCAGACGAAGAATGTTTTGAAAGCACCGAAGAATTGTATGAAAGATTAATTAAAACTAAATAATATGAAATTTTTAGGATATATTCCATCAGAAACAAGAGAAAAATTAACTACAAATCAAATAAAAGAAGAAGATTTTAAGCGCGCAGCTATGTATATTCCTGAAATTTTAAACGTTGGAATAGAAAAAAACAGAACTATTTGGGTAAATACAGGTTATGGGTGGTTGTGGTTTATTAAAATATACTCGGAAACTCTTAAACAAAGAACAAATACAAGAAAAAAACTGCAAAAAATACTTGAATTTGCAAAATTTAGAAAATAAATTAAAATGTCAGAAGAAGAAAATCAAGAAATTCCAAAACGAAAAAAAAATTTTCGTGGAATGAAAAACCGAAAGTACAAAAGAAAAGTTATAAGAAAGAAAAGGGTAAAAAAACCCAATTCTGCTCAAAAAGAGTTAAACGATTACCAGGCAAAGACAAGAAAAGAGTTTCTTAAAAGAAAAGCACACGAAACTGAGGAAGAATGGGAAAAAAGAACTCGCAGAAGAAGACTATTTGGAGTAAATAAAACCAACGACATTAGCATCGCAAGTGATGGTAAAATGATTTCTTACGGCAGAAAATTAAATGGCGTAAAAAGAGAAAATAAATTAGTAATTAAAACTCGATTTATTGAAAAACCTTATGATTTTTTAAAACATTATGCTTTTGTTATGCGTTGGGCATCTGTTAGGTATAAAGTCATTAAAGAGGATATTGAATTAGGGTATTATTTTTATGATGGCGAACCATTTAGTAAAGAAGATTTTGTTTTGGCTTGTATTCAATTAGGTACTGTAAGAGGTGTGTTTAATAGATTTTATCGTAGCGGATATATTATGCCTTTTTCGATAATTAGCCGAACAGGAGTGGTTAAAGAAACAGAATACTACACTTTAACATTAGAATTTCAGTATTTAATTAAAAGAGTGTATGGTGTTTTAAGCAAAGTAACTCCGATGATGATGACAAATCGAAGTGAACTTGGAAGTCAAAGCCAAGAATTGACAGATTTGCTAATTAAAATGAACGACGACATCGAGGAAACAATACGAGGCGAAAGAAACCCCGAAAAAATAATATTTAGAAACGAAAACGAATTATAAACTTTAAATTAAATAAAAATGAGCGAAACCGCAAACAAAGAGTATGCTCCACATCAACAAAGAGTTGTTGACGAAGCAAATGAGTTAAAAGACAAATTCTCCAAGTTAGGAGCATTTATTTTGGACAATCCTATTTTTCTAACACTAATCGACGACGAACAACAAGATTTGTCTGAGCAGTATAATGTAATGGAAAAGTACATTGTTGTTTTAGACCGAAGAATTGCGAGATTCTAAAACACCACAACTAAAAAAGCCCTTTCATTACGATAGGGCTTTTTAAATTTAACGAATTCGCTAATTATAAAACGTGAAACAAATCAGCGTAAAACAAAGTAGTATATTCTATATTATTTATTGTAACATTACTTGCTTTATAACTATCATACATTACTTCACTTCCAAGTTCAATATCTCCTTTTGGACATTCTGTTCCAATAGAAACTACAATTCCTTTTTTTAACTTTTCGTTTTTATCAACCGCAATAGTAGTGTCTAATCCACTTTCGCTAACATTTTTATTGGCAATTTGACGAAGAACGACATTGTAGTTAAGCGCTCGTCCTGGAAACGCATTAACCATTTCTTGTATAGCACTATCCATTGTTTCTTTTATTTGTAATTACGTGGTCGCTCATTAATAAAGTATTTGATGCCGAAATCGCATTTGTTAAAGCGTGTTTGATTGCTTTAGTTGCGTCTACAATTCCTACTTCAATCATATTGACTTCTTTGAAGTTTTTTACATCGTAGCCAAAAGGGTATTTCCCTATTTTTGCATCACTTTTTACAGAGGCATTTAATAAAATCTTGTTTAAAGGAGCTACGAGTGATAAACTTGCAATATCAGAATTACATATTAAAATACTTGAAGCACTAAAAAGAGCAACTCCACCTCCCGCAACAACACCTTCTTCTTTTGCAGAACGAACAGCACAAACAGCATCATCAACGCGATCTATTTTCTCTTGCAATTCACTTTCGATAATCGAACCTACTTTTACCATAGCAATTCCGCCATGGAGTTTTGAAACACGTTCTTTTATGTCCTTTTTTTCTAATTGATTTTTAGATGCTTTTTCTTCAATTTGCAATTCAGCAATTTTACTGTCAACTTGCGATTGAATTTTATCGTTTTTAAATGGAGTGATAATAGTATCGGATTTACCAATTACTATTTTTTCACAAGTTCCCATAAATGCAGTTTCACGACCTGCAAAATCATCACCCGACAAAGAAGAAAGAAGTTGAGTACCACATCTAACCGCTAAATCATTCATTAAATCACGTCTTTTAGTGCCAAAACTTGGCAAATTTACCAATACAAAAGGGTGTTTATGTTCTAATTTATTAGCAATAACTAATCTTTCAATTTCTTTTGCTTGTCCGTCTTGCCAATCAGCAATAATAACAATAGGTCTTTGCTCTTTTAAAGAACGTTCTAAAAACGGTTGTATTTGGCGAACTGTTTTAAATATGATATTTGTACAAACCACAAACGGATTTGCAAATTCGCAAGTTCTATCAGCGAAGTTATTTACAAACAAATCACTTGAATAACCACTTTCTAAAAGCGTTCCTTCAATCCATTCTAAATGAGTTTCATCGTTTGCACTTCGTAAATGACTTACAGCTCCGTATTCTCCTGCTTTGATAAATGCTTCTGATACTATCTTGGCAATTTCGTCATCTGAATGGGAAGAAGTATAAGCAATGTCGTAAATTAACTTGTCGGTTACAGGAATTGAAATTTCATCAAGGTATTTTAAGATTAAATCACGAGATTTTTCAATTTCGTTTTTAACGTCAATTGCGGATTTGCCATTTTTTACCGCTTCAATGGAATTTCGCAAAAACGCTTGTAACAAAACAATAGTTGCAGTTGTAGAATCTCCTGCAAAATCAACAGTACGTTGCGATGCTTGTTTGGCAATTTCACAAGCCATTGCTTCAACAGGGTCTTCCAAGAAAATTGATTGTAGAATTTTGTAACCGTCTTGAGTTGGTTCCGGTAAACCATAAGGAGATTCAATAAGTACTGTTCTTCCTCGATAACCCATACTCGATGCCACAGGATTTGCTAATTTGTCAACGCCTGACATAATTCGCTCTTTTGCGTCAATACCATCGATGACGTCTTTTAAAATAGTGTTCATAAACTTAAATTTAGATTTAAAATATTAAGGCAAATTTATCAAATTTTAAATTCATAAACAAATTTTAATCAACTATCAATAAAATTTATTATTTTTACAACGTTAATAGAATAAAACAATAACGTAAAAATATAGGTTATGAACAAATGGAATTTTTTAGTAGTAAACGGACAACTTGTAAAAAAACTAGACGAAACAAATCCTGTTGTTTCAAAACGTTCTCAGTCATTTGCAAGTCCAAGTATTAAATTGGTTGGCGCAACAATTTATATTTATGAAGGCGGAAATTACGCGACATCTATAATGTTTTCGCAAATTGGAACTATTGCAGGAGCAGCACCTACCACTTTGCAAGACGCTTACGATAAATTACTTGCATTAATTCCTACTTCAAGCGGTGGAAGCACTTATGATAACGTTACTGTTTACGATACACCTGCGAATTTGCCAATTACATTAGCGGCAGATACAATTCACTCTATCTCAATACTTTCAATTACAGGAAACACAGTAATTACAGTAGGAGGAGAATCAACTACATTAGTAGCAGGACAAAGTACATCTATTACCGCAACTGCATTAATTGACGACGTAATAGTTATTAATTCGGCAAGTGGAACATTCTTAGCAACTACTTTATCTTAAAAAACCAATGGGAGCAGGTAATTCATTTCCTTATAGTAAACAAGGAGTAAGTGGAACAAGACAAACAGCAAAAGTTTTAAACAAAATGTCTGTTTTGCCTATTCCTGACTTTATATCTACATGGAATACCGCAAACACTTCAACAGGGTCAAGCACAAGCACACAAGTAAAATTACCATTAATAAGCGGTGGAACATATAATTTTACAGTTAATTGGGGCGATGGTAGTTCAAATGTAATTACCGCTTGGAATCAAACACAAGTCACGCATACTTATTCAGCATCAGGAACATATACAATTACTATAAACGGCATTTGTAGAGGATGGACTTTTCTTGAAAATAATTCAGATTGTTTAAAAATAACAGAAATACTACAATGGGGATGCCTTAGCTTTTTACCAAATGCTAGTTCTTCATTTTTTAACTGCAATAATTTACAATTAGACAATGTTTCAGATTCTCTTATATTGTCAGGGGTAACTAATATGAGTTCGTTTTTTGCAATTTGCACATCAATTACATCAATTAATAACGCTAATATTTGGGACGTTTCAAATGTTACTAATATGAATGCTATGTTTTTAAACGCAACTTCTTTCAATCAAGATATAAGTAATTGGAATGTGTCTAATGTTACAAATATGAGTTTTATTTTTAGTAATGCAACCGCTTTTAACCAATACTTATCATATTGGCAAGTTTCAAATGTTACCAATATGTCGGGTATGTTTTTAAGCGCAGACGCTTTTAACCAAGACATATCATCTTGGGACGTTTCAAACGTAACTAATATGAGTAGTATGTTCCAAAGCGCAAATGCTTTCAATCAAGACATAAATTCTTGGGACGTTTCAAATGTTACTAATATGACTAGTATGTTTCAAGATGCAACTTCTTTTAATCAAGATATAAGTAGTTGGGACGTTTCAAATGTTACCAATATGTCGGGCATGTTTGATAACGCAGCCGTTTTCAATCAAGACATATCATCTTGGGACGTTTCAAATGTTACTAATATGAGTAGTATGTTCCAAAGTGCAACTTCTTTTAATCAAAACATAAATTCTTGGGATGTTTCAAACGTTACCAATATGAATAGTATGTTTGCAATTTCTTCATTTGACAAAGATATATCAAGTTGGGACGTATCAAGTGTTACTAATATGTCGGGTATGTTCCAAAGTGCAACTTCTTTTAATCAAGACATATCATCTTGGGACGTTTCAAATGTTACCAATATGTCGGGCATGTTTGATAACGCAAATGATTTTAATGGAATCATATCGAGTTGGAATGTATCTAAAGTCGCTAATTTTGTATCTTTTATGGCATCAGCAACACCAGCTACACTTTCAACTACCAATCTTAACGCAATTTATAATACTTGGAGTTTACTAACTTTTGTAAACTCAGGACTAAACATTTCTTTTGGAACTGCAAAATATGAATCAACTGGAGTAGCGGGTAGATTAATATTAACAAGCGCACCGAATAATTGGACTATAACCGATGGGGGATTAATTTAAAAAATAATGGCAAGAGTAGTAAATACATTATCAGGAAGTGGCGGTGGGACTACAATTACAGTAGTAGCCAATTATTCTGCTTTGCCAAGTCCTGCGTCTGCAACAGGACTATTTTATTGGGCAGAATCAAGTCAAGGAACAAGTTGGTTGCCAGGAAGTCTTGGCGGTACTTATTACAATAGCGGAATGTACTATTCAAACGGTGTTTCGTGGACTTTTATGAATGTGCCATATCAAGCAACTCAAGACGAAGTAAATACAGGGACAAATAATGACAAATTCGTCACGCCAAATACATTTACTAACGCTACTAAATGGGGTACAAAACAAGACACTTTAGTTTCCGCAACAAACATAAAGACTATAAACGGAAATAGCATTTTAGGAAGTGGCGATATAGTAATATCAGGCAGTGGAATTACAGCAGAAGAAGCAATAGGTTACGCATTAATTTTTGGATAAATAAATAAAATATGAAATCATTTATAACACCAAGTTACATTTTTACCCCAGGAGCTTCTGGAGTTGGAACTATCAATTTATCAAGTATTGAAAATTTTAATATTAAGAGATTAGTAGCCATTATCAATATTAATAGCAATATTATTATTTACAACGTGGCAAATCCGTCAGCAGGATTTACAACAGAAAGCAGTGGCGTAATCACTTTAGATTATAATACTTCCGCAATGTCGGGAACTGATTTGTTGCAGATAATCTACGATTATGAAGATGCAATGGATATAATAGATGGCGTGCATTTTCAAAGAATGAAATTGGCTTTAGGGGAAAATGGTGCTGATGAAGGAAATGTAAACCAAGATAATCCATTACCTGTTCAAGCTGTAGAAACTGATTTTTTACTGCACATGATCCAAAAACTTTTAAGTATCACTAAAAGTTTACAAATGTGCGATAGAGAAGGTAGGCAACGTGTAACACTAGATTCTATTTCATCAAATTTAACTCTTGCTGCAGTATCAACAATAAGCACTGTAACCACTGTAAACACAGTTTCAAACATAACTGCCATTGCAGGTATGAATAACGAAATGTATAAGAATCCCGCAAGACAAACATACGCACTAGGTATTCGTACAAACTTAACTTTTCAATAATTAAAAAATAAAAATTATGCCAGCATTAACTTCAAACACATTAATTAAACAAGTTGATTTACCAGTATGGGAACAACTTTCGTTTCTACCCGCAGTAACTTCTGCTATATCATCAAGTTGCTCGGCAGACAACGGTAACTTTATGCCTGAAGAACATGGGCGTTACGTGTATCTATTAATTTCTGCAACGTCATTTGTAAAATACGATACATGGACTGATATGTGTTTACCATTATCTGCGCCTCCATTAGCTCCTATAACTTTTTCTTCTATGAAATATAATGGTGCTTTAGGAATTGATGGAAACGTTATTGCAGCAACAGCAAACACGCTTACTATTCCATCAATTACAATGCAATCATTACTTGGTTATGATGTTGAAATTGTTTCAGGTACAGGAGCAGGACAACGCAGAACTATTACAGGAGTTGCAGAACCAGTTATTCACGATAGCGGAATTACTACAACTGCCTCTAACACAATAGGAGCAATAAGTATAACGGATACATTGAAAGCATTTTCTGGTAATCAATATGCTGGCTATACTTTGCGTATTGCAGCAAACGCAGGAGTTTCTCAAATTAGACGAATATTGTCTAATACTGCTACTCAACTAGTTTTGGGTGATTCAACTCAAATGAATGAAACGTGGAATAACCCTGCGGCATTTTCACCAGCAATTACAGCATCAGCAGGTACACAATCTTTTTATTCTATTGAATCGCAAGTTATAACACTTGATTCAAATTGGGATGTAACTCCTGATGCTACTTCTGTTTTTAGAGTTCAGTCAGGGTTGGTGATATTGGTTTCTAACAACACATCTGCGCCATTCTTCACGATGCAAGTATATGACCAAATTTCAGATACTTGGTACGTTATGCCATCAATGCAAAATATTTTTGCAGCAGCAGGAAATGATGTTAGTATTGAAAGAACTACCGAAAACTCATCTATTTGGGAAAGAGGTATTGCTTCTTCAGCAAGTACAGTCACTACGCTTGTAGATGCTTCACTAGGAGTTGATAGAGCAGCTTGGACTACAGATCAATGGAAAGATTATTGGGTTTATATTTATGCGGGTGTAGGTGCAGGACAAATTCGTAAGATTAACAGTAATACTACTAATACGCTAACTTGGACTAGTCACATAAGTCCACATCCAACTGCAACAAGCCGTTATTTTATAATTGGTTTTGATGCGGGAATTGCCACAGCAGGAGCATCTACAACAATCACAGATAGTACAAAATCTTGGGAGGTTAACAGATGGAGAAATTATGCTGTTAGAATTTTAGCAGGAACAGGAGCGGGACAGCTTAGACCTATTGCTTCTAATACAGCTACAGCATTAACCATTGTAGGAACTTGGGCAACTACTCCAGATAATACTTCTGTTTTTGCTATACAAGGCGACCCAAACAAATTATACATTCAATTAGGGGGTGTTAATGCTTTAGCAATACACAATATAGATTCGCAAGTACCTACTTTTGGAAGACAGCAAGACTTCGGTATTGCTAGAAATGCGGCTGCAACAGTTGAAGGACATAACCCTGTTGCTATTGCTTCTTTTGCAAATGCTACAAGTACAGCAACAGCTACCACAGCTCATCCGCATCAATTCAAAGTGGGGCAATTAGTAACTGTAAGAGGCGCAACAGATGCTAACTTTAATGTTACAAATGTGGCTATTGCAACAGTACCATCAGCAACTACTTTTACTTATGTAATGGCAGGAACTCCAGCATCAACTACAATTGTTTCTTCACAATCAACTACTGTATTGGTAGATGCTACAAAGAACTGGACTGTCAATCAATGGGCAGGACAAACTGTTTATATGTACACAGGTGCGGTTACTGCTACAAATGGTAGTACAGCCGGTCAAGCGTTTAGAATAGCAAGTAACACAGCTACTACTTTAACGCTTGTGGCAGTTGGTACTGCTCCGACAAACGGAGTAAGTAGATACGCTATATCAACTTCAACAGCTATTGGTGCTGCTGATTTTGGAGTAGCTACAGGAACGCAATCAACTACAACTTTACAAGACACAACTAAATCTTGGGCAAATAATATTTGGGCAGGAAAAAGGTTGAGAATATTAACTACGACAGGTTTTAGTGCAGAAGTGAATATTACTTCTAATACTGCCAATACACTTACTTTTCCAGCAATTACTGCACCAACTACATTAGTAACAGAATATGTAATTTTAGAGCAAGCACAAAAGAATCAAGGAACTAGTATGAACTGGGCATTTGGTACAAGTGATTTAGCCACAAGAGGAAGGTATATGTTTGTTGTTCGTGGCGGTGGTGCTATAGGATTTGACAGATTTGACTTAACTACTGATAGATGCAATCAAATGTTTACTTCGCCACTAACCGAAACATTGAGTACAGGAACAATGACTGCTTATGATGGAGCAGACAATATTTTTTACCATAAAGATGCCACACAAAGAGTAGCTTCGTTAAATGTGGTAACTGGAAGAGTAAATAGCGCTTCTATGATTCCTTATGCAGCACCAACAGCAGTTCTCGGTAATAGAATGGAAATATTTACAACTAAGGACGGCTTAAAATATATATGGTTAAATCGCGCTTCTTTTGCAGAATGTTTCCGTTGCTTAATTTTTTGGACTTCATAACTTAATACTATAAAAAAATGACAATTAAAGAGTTGATTAACCAGTGCGAAACAAGATTAAATTATCTTAAAAATTATCGAAAAACAAATATCGAATTAGGCAATACTGAATTGGTTAATACACTCGATATTGAGATTTTACAAACTCAAGAAACGCTTGAAACTTTAAAAACTATTTAAAATGAAAAAAATCTATCATCAATTTAGAAATGTAATGCACGTAGTGGGGTTTTTTACACTTGCTTACAAAGGGTTAGGGTTACTTGACTTGGACTTATGGACTTGGCAAAAAATAGTTTTAGGATTTGTACTAAGTGCTATTGGCAACGGATTAGGTCACGGTTACGAGGGAGTAAGATATATGCTTTTTGGTGACAAAGTAAGCAATTCAGACGGTAATTTGTCGTGGATTGGATTTACTGCTGGAGCATTTTTAGTAATGTTTATTCCAAACATAAATTTTATAAATACCTATTTATTCTATTTCTGTTTGAGTTTGTTTGTTTTGGATAATGTTTACGCTTTTAAAAATAAAAAATAATGGGTTGGTTGTTAGAAAATTGGGTTGCGCTTGTAAGTACTTTATCTATTCCAATAGCTTGGATATTTGGTGGAAAACAAGCTAAGAAAGTAGAATTGAAAAAAGGAGAAATTGAAGTACAAAAAGAGCAAATTGATTTAGCAAAAAATACTCGTGATTTTCTTTTATTAAAAGAAGCTGATTTTAAAACCGAAAGAGAAGAATATAGAAAAGAATTAGAAACTATTAAAAATGAAGCAAAGTCTGAAAGGCAGTATTATCGGGAAAAAGTAAACGGATTAAGAAACTCCATTGATAATCTTCAAAACAAGTTTGACCAAATTTCTGTAAATTATGCTTTAGAAGTAGAGAGGTCAGACTCTTGGATGAAAAAATATTTTGAAATTGAAAAAGAAAATCAACAACTAAAAGAGCAAATTTCAAAAGTTGAAAAAAGATGTAAAGATTTAGAAGTACATATTAAAAAATTAGAAAAAGAATTGATTGAATATAAAAACTTGAATAAATGAGAAAAATAGATTACATAGTTATTCACTGCACGGCTACTCAGCCAAACGCAACGAAACAATCAATATTAAATCATTGGAAAAATACGCTTAAATGGAAAACAGTAGGGTATCATAGATTAATAGATGCAAATGGTGTAATTCACGAATTAGAGAAATACGAAAACCCTACAAATGGAGTTAAAGGATTTAATTCTAATAGCATTCATTTTAGTTATATTGGTGGGATAGATGCTTTAGGAAAAGCAAAAGACACAAGAACTATCAAACAAAAAGAAAGTCTTGTACAGCTAATAAAACAAGCTAAACAACAATTTCCAAATGCTATTGTTCAAGGTCATAAAGATTTTAAAGGTGTTGTAAAAGCGTGTCCTTCATTTGATGCTAAATTTGAATATAAAAATTTATAAAATCCTTTCCCTTATTCATAAGGGAAACAAATGTTAAAAAATTTAAAACCAACACATTAAAGCACTTAAAAATGACAACAATAGATTTTAATATTATAAAGGGATTTTTTAGCAAGTATGGAAAAAATATTATTATCCTTATACTTGTGTTTTTTTTGTTTAAATCTTGTGATTGGAGTACTGAATTATCATTGGCGAATTCGTCATTAAAATCAGAAGTAAAAACATATATCTCAAATGCAAAACAATTAGTTGCTAAAAACAATTCACTTGAAGAAGCAAAAGTTAAATATCAAGATTCTATTTTGGGTTTAAAATCTAAACTTGAAGTTAGAAAAATTGAACTTGCTGAATTAAATAAAAAAGTGATTATTAAGGTTAATGAGGTTAAAACGCTAAAATCTCGTGAAATTGCCAAGTATTATGCCGATAGGTACAATATGCCAAAAGAAGTAAAATCAACTAATTTAGGAACCGCATTAACCGATACAGTAGCAAAACTAAACATTACAGAATTAGTTCGTTACGATGGTGTAAAAGAAGAGTTGAAAATTACAAAAGAAGTATTATCTTTGGAGAAGAATATTTCGGCAAAAAAAGACAGTATTATTTTAAACGTTGAAAATCAGAATACGAATTTAGAATTAGCGGTTAAGGAATATGAAAAAGCCACTAATTCGCAAAGTAAAATAATCGAAAACACCGAAAAAATGTTTAAAAAAGAAAAAAGAAAAACAACATTTTATAAAATAACAACAGTAGTAGCCATTGCAACAAGTGGTTATTTGCTATTAAAATAAAAAAGTTATGACTAAAATAGCCAACAAGCAAACTGCCTACACAATAAAATCTCCGTTATCAGGAAATGATTATTTTCCTATTTCTGATTCAGAAGTATCTAATAAAAAAACTCGGTCTGCTGATTTTTACGGAGTAAGAGAATTTGTTATTGCCGGAATGTCACCAATTGCTGGAGGGGAATTAAAATTTACTGAAATTGAATATAACGGAGTGTTAACAACCCCAAGCGATGTTGCTAATGCCATAAATCCTGCGTATCAAGTTGCACAATACGAATTTGTTGTTTTCAATATTAATGGCGACAAATATATTTTAAAATTACAAGACGTAACTATTGGAGTTGGTCAAACTGCCGTGGCAAATTCAGATTTTATTAATTTAATAGGATTTACCAAATTAGGCGATGGAACAAATGTTCTTAAAGGATATAACACCTCAACAAAAAAACAAGAGTTTTACGCTATTAAGTCTACGGGTAATGATATTTCGTTAGTTTCTAATAACATTGTGATTGATCCAAAAGCAGGAACAAATTTAGGCGCAACAGGTCAAGCAATTTACAAAGGACTTGAGGCAACTACAAAAATTCACGAATTTTATAAAATAGATTCCGATGATTTTGTAATTACTTTAGATTCAAATATTGTTAAAATAAACAACCCAGTAATCTCTGATTCGCCAAGATTTTATGTAAATAGCGGATATGACATTGGGGGAACAGCGCCTCAAACAGGAAGCCCATCAAAACCATACAAAACAATCCAAGGCGCAATTGATGCGTATATTAATGCGTCAGAAGGAGGAACAGCACAAAACCCACAAAATATCAATGGTGATATTATAATTCAAAAAGGAGTAGGATATACATTTACAGGAAGTTTTGCTATAAACACAGGAACAGGAAGTATAATTTTTGACGAAGGATGTAGCGTATTGTCTTCTCCTGCAAGCGGAGATTGGCTATGTGATTACGATACGTTAAGCACCACGGCAAGTGCTATTTTAAACATTGTTTTAAATGCAAATTCAACAATAACACTTTCTAAAAGCGGATTTAGAAATAAAGGAACTTCGATAAACAACGGGGCTTTTACGGACGCAAAACAAATAAATATTTCAGGTCAAGGAATGATTTACCAAAGCACAAACGATGCGGTTACTATTGCTTATACAATTATAGAATCTAACTACGTTACAACCGACACTTTTAAAAACGATTCAGCATCTACTTTTAATATTACCGGTACACAATTATTTGCTCTTACTCAGCAAATTTACAAAGTTGGAGGAAATAGTACATTAATTTTTGAAAACGCTAATTTAAAATCAGGAATACCTTCAGTAAATACAAATGTTGCATTAAAAGCATTTGAGCAAATTGGTGGACAAGTAAGACGAATTTCTTGTTCAATTGATGTTGTAAATAATTCTACAAGAACTACCGTTTTTTCAATGACTAAAAATTCGGCTATTCCGTGTCAATTATTTACTATTGATGAATTTATTCAAGGAAATTGTGTTACTTTATTTCAAAACGAAAACGCAAATCAGTCAGATGTAAACGTTAAAAACACAAAAACATTGTTTTTTACTTGTACAAATATTGCTAAATCGCCAAGTGTACTATGGACAGGATGTGGAATATTTAATTCAATAATTCAAGACGGAGCAGTAGATTTTACCCAAGTAGATTTAACTATTGCTAATACTATAAGCGCTTACAATATATTTAACAACAATTCAGTTGAAATTTTAAGAGTATTTGGAAGTAGAGCATTAGCAGTTGCGGGCGGATTGATAAAATATGATAAATTCATTAATCGTAAAACAATTACTGCGGGTGCTTTTGTGGTTGGAACCGAATATCAAATTTTAACAGTAGGGACAACTAACTTTACTTTAATTGGCGCAGCGTCAAATACTGTAGGATTAAATTTTACCGCCACAGGAGTAGGGACAGGTACAGGAACAGCGTATCAGTATGAATTAGACGTTATAATCTAAATTAAAATGGCAAATACAATTAGAAGACTTTGCATTGGCGCAGAAGTCAAAGAGCAACACATTTATTTCGTTGGTGGACAGCAAAAAATATTTATTGACGGAAAGCAGTCAGTCATAACAATTCATTCAATTGACGAATTGGAAAAACATTACCTTATTAACACAAAAGTTGGTGATGAAATTCAAGTTTGGAAAAAAATACCAAAGAATAACATTACGACGGAGGAATATTTTATCGATTAATATGTGTACATTACAAGCACCATTCAAATTTATTATTTCTCCTGCTAACGGAAAACAATACATTGATGAAATTACCGTTGCGGGTAAAAAGTTAATGATTTGCAGTTCCGTAGAAAATCATCAAGACGTAAACCGAATCGGAGTAGTTCGCCAATTACCAAAAAACTACAAAGGAAACGTAAGAATAGGCGATTTAGTAGTCACTCAACACAATGTTTTTAGACTTAATTTAAGCCACAAAGGAGTTCCTTTACAATCCGACCATTATATTAAAGACGATTTATTTTCCGTATCACCCGATTTGATTTATTTAATAATTAGAAATGGCGAATTCATTGCAACTGAAAATTACGTTTTTATAGAACCAATTCAAGAAGAAAAATTCTTACTTGGTAAAGTGACTTTAGAAAATATTGGAGTTGCAAAAATAATAAATTCAGAGGTAGAAAATTATGGAGTTAAAGTTGGTGATAGGATTATATTTCGCAAATTCGCCAATTATCTATTTGAAATATTTGATACCAAACTTTTTTTAATGAAAAATAATCGAGTGCTTTGCAAATTGAATTAAAAAAATATTTACCTTTGTATCTAACCTTTTAAATAAAAAAATTATGTCAAGAATCAAGACCGTTATTCAGCAGACTTCTAAAACAACTGCAGTAACATGCAATGCTTACGATGCAACTATTCAAACAGTTTCATTAACAGATGCAGCGGACACTTCGTTTTCGTTTCAAGTAAACAATTCTTATGTTCAAGATATTTCAGCTATTTTACTTAGCCCACAATATCCTTTGACTACAGGAACAACAACTCGTACAGTTACATTAACTGGGACAAGCGGAACTGCTAACATTACCATAGCAGGTGTAAATTATTTAGCCACGTTTACAACGAATTTGACTACATCTGCAACAAATTTTGTAACTTCTCATGCAGCTACACTTTTAGCTTTAGGTTACACAGTAACATCAAGTGGGGCAGTAATTACAGTTTCAGCATTAACTACTGTTTTCCCAACAATTACAGACGCAAACGTATCAGGCGATTTAGATGGAACAATCGGAACTCAAACTGATACTGCTACAACAGGACTTCCTGCTGTATCACTTGTATCTTACCAAAGAGGTTCATTTATTGTAAGAGTTTCTAATATTGGTACCGCAGCTTTCAATAATGCCGTTAGTTTTACTTACAAACTAACTCACAACTAAAAGTTAAGTTTTTTATTCATAGATTTTTGATCAGTAGAAAAACCTCTCGTAATTGGGAGGTTTTTTTGATTCGTATTATTTTTTTAGTATTTTTGCCAATAACTAAAATTAAATCCAAATGAAAAATTTATCTCAAGACATTGAAGCGTCGATAAAGAACTCTCTTGAGGGAATGATGCGAAATGTTGATGTTCTCGGAGTTGCTGATGAAAAATTAAGTACACTTGTGCAGTCAAGATACGATTCGTTTTCGGCAATTAAAGAAATGATAGCGCTTTGGAAAAATTCTCCTAATTCGCCAAGCGATGAAAAACTAACTAAATATGTAAAGCAATTAATAAAAGCAGGAGACAATTCTGTTGAGGTATTGCGACAAGCATTAAGGAAAAGCATTGATTTTGAAGAATTAGACGCTGAACAGTACGGAAAAGCTATTAAGGCAAAGCCAATTCTTTTTAGAGCTATACAAGAAATAGATTCGGGACTTATTTCGTTGAGGTATCAATTAGAGTCTGGAAATGTAGATTTCAAAGAACGAGAATTTAAACCAGGTTTTCCCGAAAGATATGCAAAAGGAGAATTTTTTCCAACTAAAAATTACTACAAAGAATGGTATAACGAAGAAGAAGATGCTATTATTTTAGATCCAAAAGGGACAAAAGGAGAAATAATCGTTTTAGATGGTTTAAAAATTCAACTTCCTGAAATTCCTAAAGATAAAAAAAAGATTTTATTTTGGGACTTGCCAAAAGAAGAGCAATATTGGAGAAGACCCGAACCGCCAAAAGGAATATCTCCCGAAACAGAAGATGCTTGGACGGAATATATTTTAGAAGAATTTCGTCGTCGTCGAGAAGGGATTCATTTTTATAACAACGGAAAGGTAGTTTATTTAGTTGGCGCCCATTACATGGGATTGACGCACAATAAAATGTTAGATACTGGCGGATATAAAGAATTTCGTTGGGCGCAATGCCAATTGTATTATTTTATTAAAGCGTGTATTGTTGATAACAGAAGTTTGGGAATTGACTTTGTTAAAGGAAGACGTAGTGGATTTACTGAAGCCGCTTTAGATTTCACGATAGACGATTCTACATCTATGATAAATGCCTTGTTAGGAATGACAAGTAAAACAGGAGAAGATGTTGAAAAAATGTTCTCTAAATATTTATATACACTACAGAATTTACCATTCTTTTTTATACCTGTTGTCAAAGGTAAAATTGATGATAAAAATAAAATTGAATTTGCCAAGGTTTCCGACGCAAGTAAAGCGGCTAAAAAGAAAAAAGATACTCAGACCGATGATTATTTAAACACAAAGGTAGATTGGCAAAGTTCAACAACGCTTGCTTATGATTCAACAAAACTTGTTAGATATATTTGTGACGAAGCAGGAAAAAGAGAACGCCCTCAAAACATACTTGACCATTGGGATAATATTCGTCCAACTATGCTTCAAGGGGGTGCTGTTGTAGGGAAGTGTTTTATGGGAAGTACATTAAACCCATATAACAAAGGAGGAAAAGAGTTTCAAACAATGTATTACGGTTCAAATGTAAAAAACAGAGATTTAAACGGAATGACAACTACTGGATTATATTCATTTTTTCTTCCTGCGCACAAAAACATGGAAGCGTTTACCGATAAATATGGAATTTGTCACGAAGTGTTAGCTGAAGGAGATTTTTTTTATAATTCGCAAGGGAAAAAAATGACGCAAGGAGCGCTGCAATATTTGGAAAATTCATTTAAAGCAGCAAGAGCAATGGGCGCTAAAACCTTAAACAATCGTCGTAGACTTGATCCTATAACTATTGAAGATGCGTTTCGCGACGAAAGCAAAGGGTCTTTGTTTAATCTTGAAAAAATTAACGACCAAATAGCATACAATAACAGAGTAGATATTGACAAAACTTTAGCAAGGGGTAATTTCCAATGGAAAGACAATGTAAAAGATTCAGAAGTCGTGTGGATGCCAAACGAAAGAGGAAGGTTCTTGCTTGCGTGGATTCCGCCTAAAGAAATGCAAAATCGTTGGGTAATGAAGAACAATCAATACGGAGGTAGAAGCAGAGCGCCATTAAATGACGATTTAGGTTGCATAGGAATTGACTCTTATGATATTTCTGCGGTTCAAGACTCGCATTTGGAGCAAACAGAAAATGGATCAGAATATAATTTAGGTTCAAAAGGCGCTATTTCAGGATTAACTGCGTTTACAATGAAAGACATGCCAAGTAATTTTTTCTTTCTTTTTTACTGTACGCGTCCTCAAAGTGCTGAAATCTTTTTTGAAGATGCTTTAATGGCTTGTGTTTTTTATGGATTTCCTGCTCTTGTTGAAAACAACAAATCTCGATTGTTATACCACTTCTTAAATAGAGGTTATAGAAATTATTGTTTAAGCCGTTTTGATAAGCCTTCAAACAGATTGTCCCCTACCGAAAAGATGCTTGGGGGAATTCCCTCAAATTCCGTCGATGTAATAACAACACACGCTTCTGCAATTGAAGACTATGTAGAAAAATACGTTGGGATATATAATCAAGGAGAAGAACCATTTCCAATACGAGAGGAAAATGAAATTGGAAGTTGTCCGTTTAATTTAATGCTCAAGGACTGGGCGGGTTTTAACATTGCTGATAGAACAAAATACGATATTACAATTGCTTCCGGATATGCAATAATGGGCGTCAACCGCAAATCATACAAAATGGAAATGCCACAAAACAAACCATTGGAATTCAGTATTAGAACTTATGGACGTTAGTAACAATAGAAAAATTATATCAAAAACGCAAATACTATAAATAATTATTATCTTTGTCGTAAACAAATTTTACAATGGCTATCGATAATAGTAATTTTTCCATTTCACCTTACGTTAGTTTCCCTTCGCAACTTGACTCTTTTGAAGTTAAAAAGACTGAAGCGTGGGGTAAAAGTTTAGCCCAAGCAATCGAAAGTGATTGGATATATGGCACAGAAATTAATACTTACGGAGTTTTAAATTCTCGTTTTAATACGCAAAGATACGACTTTCTACAAAGAAGATTATATGCAAAAGGTCTTCAATCGATGGAAAAATATTTAGACCAACAAAAACCTAATGGCGACAAGTCGTTTTTAAATTTACCAACCAAACCAATTTCTGTAATTCCTAAAAATGTAGATTTACTTGTAAATAGTCTTTGCGATAGGGGTTATTATATTAAAGCCGTTTCAACAGACCCAATTGGAATTTCTGAACGAGTTGCTTATAGAGAACAAATCGAAACTGACAGAAATGCCAAAGATATAATTATTAAAGCCAAAGAAACATTTGGAGTTGATGTAGGCAGTATGCCAATTGAAAATCTTCCCGAAACAGATGCGGAATTAGATTTACACATGGAATTGGAATACAAGCAAGATGTTGAAATTTCACAAGAATTAGCAATTGAATCTATATTTAACGAAAACTACTATAACGAAATTACCGACAGACAACAAAAGCAAGATATGGTAATTTGCGGAGTTGGATGGCTTAAAAATACTTTTGTTCCGGAAAGAGGAATAGTTTTGGAATATGTCGATTGTGCGAATAAAATTCAATCTTATACTGAAGACCCTTATTTTAGAGATTGTTTTTATCATGGCGAATTAAAAAACGTTCCGCTAAGTCAAGTTTTTATTGATTACCAATGGTTAAATTTACCTGAGAACAAATCTATTAAAGAGCAAGTTGCTAATTCGGGTAATGATTGGTGGATTTACAATCAAATTCCCGACAATCAAAGAATAAAAGGGACTGTTACGTTGCTTTATTTTACATATAAAACCACTCGTAAAAGGGCAAAAAAAATAAAAGAAAAGGCTACAGGAGAGCTTATAATAAGTAAGGCTGATGAAAATTTTGTTTTAAAAGAAGGACAAACCGAAGATTACAAAAGAGTTTCTATAGAAGAAGAAATTTTATTTGAAGGGGTTTATGTGCCAGGAACAAACATTTTATTAAAATGGGAAGTTGCTGAAAATATGGCTCGTCCAAAATCTAATAAGCAAAAAGTAGCTGACCAATATATCGGAATGGCTCCTAATATGGAAAAGGGAATTATTGAATCAATGGTTTCAAGAATGATGCCTATTGAGGATAAAATAGAAGTAATTGAACTTAAAGTTGACCAAATTATTCAACCCATGATGGCTGATGGATTTATCATTGATCCTGACGCAATTAGCGAGTTAGATTTTGGCGGTGGAAATAAGTTTAATGCTCAAAACGTTATGGATATGTTTTGGCAAACGGGTAGTATTTTCGCAAGAAGTTTTGGCGCAAGTGGCGATCCAATGTATTCAAAAGCAATTACCGAATTAAGAACAGGCGGTTCGCTTGATAAATTACAAGCTCTTGCTAATAGAAAAATGGAATTGTTAATACAGATAGACGATGTAGTTGGGTTAAATAAAGCATCAAACGCATCAACGCCCGATAAAGACAGTTTGGTTGGAGTTAATAAATTAGCTTCTAAAAATACAAGTATGTCAATTCGCCACATTTTAAAAGGAGCGTGTAACAATACTTTGAGATTAGCCGAAGCGGTGACTTATAGAATTCCCGATTTGCTTAAATATTCAGATTTAAAAGATGATTTTGTTAGAAAAATAGGAGCGTCTTCTATAAAAGCATTAAATTCGGTTAAGAATCTACACTTACACGACTTCTCAATATTTCTAGAATTAGAATTAGACGATGAAGAAAGAGCTAAATTAGAACAAGATATGTCAGACGCTATTGTTAAAGGGCAAATGTCTGTTGCTGACAAGTACAAAGTATTAAATGTTAAGAATTTAAAATTAGCATTACAGTACATGACTGTTTTAATGGATAAACATCAAGCTAAAATTCAAGAACAAGAAATGGCTAAAATCCAAGCAAACACTCAAAGTCAAAGTCAAATTGCCCAAGCTGCTGAACAAGCGCGTCAACAAACCGCTCAAATGACAGGTCAAATCGATATGCAATTACAACAATTAGTAAATCAAGGCGAATTACAAAAAGAACAATTGCGAGGAGATAACGAATTAAGAAACATTCAAACTAAGTTACAAGGCGAATTTCAAATCGTCCAAGTACAAGGCGGAGTTCAAATGGATAAATTACAATTTTTAGAAGAAAAGAAAAATGAACGTTTGATAAAACAAGCGACTATGGATTCCGAAAAAATTGAACAAAGAAAAAGCGAATCAGCTACTCCTATTGATTTTGAAGCAAAAGAAATAGACGATTCGATATTTCAATTATAAAAAAAATTTATAGAAATGTATTGTGTGATAGATTTTTTCTATCTTTGCTAAGGTTAATAACGTTAGTTATTTAAAATTATTCTAAATCTAAATTAAAATATTATGCCAGAAAATGAAGAAATCGTAGAAAACAACGGTGGCAGTTCGGAAGAACAAGTGATTGAACAAACAGTTGAAACACCCGTAATAACGCCTTGGCAAATTGAAACTGATGAAACTCCAATAACAGAAACTTTTAAAGTAATTCCTGATGTTGAAGAAACAGTTGAAGAAGTTGTAATTGAACAACCAATAGTTGAAACGCCAATTACAGAAGAAGCTCCAATAGTAGCTGAAGAAGTAATTACAGAACAACCAACAGTTGTAGAAATTGACGAAGAAAAAGTTATTAATTTTCTTAAAGAAAAAGGATTTAATGCCAATTCTTTAGATGACTTAAAACCAAAAGAGCAAATTGAGTTAGATGCTGAAATGAAGTCTTATTTGGAATACAAAAAGGCAACAAACAGAAGTTATCAAGACTTTTTAGAAACTCAAAAGGATTTTAGTCAAGAGCCAAAAGAAAATGTCTTATTAGCGAATTTAAAATTGGATAACCCAACTTTGACTGATTCGCAAATTGAAAGACTTTATAAAAGAGAATACGAATATGATGCTGAATACGATGACGAAGACGTTATTTTAGACAAGCAAATTAACATAGAAAGAGATTATCAAAAAGGTTTGGCAAAACTTGAATCTCAAAAGGAACAATACAAGGTAGTTAGAGGTTCTGACGAATTGGTTCCTGAAGAATACAAAAATGCCAAACAATTAGTTGATAGTTGGAATAAGCAACAAGAAGAAAACAAAATTGCGTTTGAACAAACTCGGCAAGATTTTGAAAGCAAAACAGAAAAAGTCTTTAATTCTAATTTTGAAGGTTTCAAAGTTAAAGTAGGAGAACAAGAATTTAAAGTTAAGCCCGAAAATATTGAAATTGCCAAAAAAAATTTATCAGACCTAAGTAATTTTGACAAAAAGTTCTTTGACGAAAAAGGTACATTAAAAGACCCCGAAGGATATTATCGAGCATTGCATTTTGCCGATAACCCCGATAAAATAGCCGAACACTTTATCAATATTGGTAAAGCATTACAAGTTGAGGCAGACGAAAAGGAATCGAAAAACATACAAGTGCAATCACAAGCAAGTAGAAACGCACCTTTAGTCAATACAGGTTCAAAATGGATCGTCGAGAATTAAATTTTCTTTGAGTTGTGTCGAGTAAAAAAAAGTAAAAACACAACAAAAAAATTAAGAAAACATGGCATTAAATCCAAGTCCAGGCATAATTTATCAGCCTACAGCGACAAAAACACCTACTCCCACTAATTACATTAGTGATACAGAGTACAATTTACTAACGCAATTCATTCCTGAATTAGAAGACCAAATCGTAGATAGATTCGGAACTCAAATGATTACAGGATTATTGGCGTATCAAGGAAAAGAATCAGCATTCCAAGCAGATTTAATCAAATGGAATGAAGAAGGAAGATTGACACAATTAGCTACGGGAGTTACTCGTTCATCTAACGTGTTTACATCAGTTGCTCACACTTTTAGAGTTGGAGAAACAATCGTTGTTAGAACATCTGACGGTGGTGTTTTAACTCAAGGGCAAATTACAGCAGTAACCGCAGATACATTTACCGCTTTAAATGGTAATGCAGGTGGTTGGTCAGGAACAACAGGATTATCTGTTTATGCAGATTCTAATGAATTTGGCAAAGGAACATCAGGTATGTCGGTTGGATTAAATTCTCAAATTGACCAATTCACTAATGCGCCTACTACTATCAAAGAAACTCTTGTAGAAACTCGTACTAACTTAGCGTTAAGAACTTGGGTTAAAACTGACCAAGGTTACTTATGGTACTACAAAAACCTAAAAGATACTAAAATGCGTTTCAACAATGCGTTGGAAAATAAATTAATCTTAGGTAATCTTTGGGGTGGCGCTTTGGCAGCATCAGGAGTTCAAGGTACTCAAGGTTTGTTTTCTTGTGCAAGAGAAGGTAATATCTTTACTGGTCAAGCAACAGACTTAGATGATTTTGATGAAATCATTGACAGAATGAATGCTCAAGGTATGATTGCTGATAACTATATGTATAATACTTCGGCTCAAAACCGAGTTATTGACAGAATGTTAAAAGCTGAATTTGTTACAAGTCAAGGTTGGGGAGAATTTTCTAACGAAGCAGAAGCTCTTAAATTAGGATTTAAACAATTCAATTACGGAAACTACAATTTCTACAAGTCAAATTGGAGATTTTTGGATAACCCGACTACTGAAGGTTCTGCGGTTGGAGCAACAAAAGTACACGGATTTATGTTCCCAATGGGAGGTAAAAATGTTTACGATGTTATGACAGGAACTCAAGCTACTCAGCCATATCTACACGTTAAATATCGTGCAAGTCAAGAAGTAAACAGAAAATACGAAATTAGCGTATTTGATTGGGCGCAAGGAACTAACAACGAAGATAAAAGACGTACTGAATTCCAATCAGAAAGATGTTTGATGGTTACAGGAAGAAATAACCTACTTTTACTACAGGGGTAGTCATTAGCAAGTTACAATAAATATAGGGGTTGAATTTATGTTCAGCCCCTTATTTTAAAAATAAATAAATTCAAATCTAAATTAAAATACAATGAACAATTTTAAAAAAGGAATGGGTGGTTTTAATAAAAACACCCCTCAAGAAGACGTTGCAACTATTCAAGTTAAAGACGAAGAAATAGTAAGTCAAGAGCAAAACAAAGAAGAAACAATACCTGTTTCACAAGTTGCAGACTTAGTAAAAAAAATGGTTGAGGAACAACTACAAAACTCTCAATCTAATCAACCAAAAAAAGAAGTAGAAAGCATTGTTGTAACTCAAATTAAAAATGAGATTTTTGACGATTTGCCTGAAATTCGTAATTTTAAACCAAAAGAAAGAATTTATGTTTTATGCGATGGTTCCAAACCTAAATCTTTTGGAATTCCCACAAGACATAAAGAAGCGAGTCCTTTAATGTATATTAATAAGGAAACAAATGAAACTTTTGCTTTGTTTTACTCGGAAACACAATCTTCATTTTTCAAAGAAAAGCACAAAGGAGATTCCAAGGTAAAACACGTTACTATGATTGATGGTATGTTGAAAACTTACGAAACTGACATTAAATTGCAAAAGTTTTTAGCTATTAATCCGCACAACAAAGCAAACGGTGGATATATGTTTGAAGAATACAATCCTTCTAAAGTAGCTGAGGTTTCTATTGAAAGTTTTGAATTAGAAACAAAAGCAAGAATTTTAGCAACGGAATTGCCTTATATCAAGCAAGATGCTATTGTAAGGTTGTTAAATCCAAATTACAAAGAAACTTGGACTCCTGCTGAAGTTAAAACTGCGTTATATCAAGAAGCAAGTAAAGCGCCAACAGAATTTATCAAATTGGCAAATGACAGGTCTTTAGAAATAAAAGGGGTTGCTAAAACCGCAGACGCAAGAGGTATTATTAGTTACAAAAATTACAGATTCTACAATGAAAATGGAGATGTAATTTGCGAAGTTGCGAGAAATCAAGACGAGTGGGACGCTATTGCAAACTACTTTATGACAAGCGAAGGTCGTACAACGTATGATTTTATTAAAAATGCGATTAGCTAACAACTGTTAGTTAAAATAAATTAAAAGCACTCTTTATGGGTGCTTTTTTTGTTTATAGTATTATAAAAATAATTATCTTTGTTGTAAATAATTAGTTAGATATGATTTCCATAAATTCAGTTCGCAACTTAACTTTATTTTTGCTTAACAAAAGTAATCGCGGCTATATTGGTGTAGATGAATTTAATTCGTTCTGTCAATTAGCGCAGTTATCAATTTTCGAGGACTTGTTTACGCAATACAACGCTTTTATCAATAAAGAAAATCGTCGATTAACCGGAACAGAATATGCAAATTTGCCAAAAAATTTAAGAGAGCAAATTGACGTATTTGCCGAGTACACAACACAAGCAAATTTTACTTATAATTCTTTGACTGATTTATGGTCATACACAGGAACAGACCTTTATCGTGCTGAAAATCTATCATTAGTTAATGCCGATGCTAAAAAAGTTGATATTGATGAAGTGCAAAAACGTGAGTTAAATGTAATGATGAATTCGCCACTTACTACTCCAAGTGTTACATTTCCTGTTTATACAAGAATTGGCGCATCGTTTAGAATTGTGCCAATAATTGAAAACCCTTCTTATGCTGAATTGTTTTATATCAGAACTCCTAAAAACCCAAAATGGACATTTACAACCGTTGCAGGGAATCCAATTTTTAATCCATCGGCAAGTGATTTTCAAGACATAGAATTGCATATTTCACTATTTGACGCATTTGTTGTCAAAGTATTATCCTATTGCGGTTTGTCGATTCGTGAAGCAGAAGTTACTCAAATTGCAAATTCACAAGAAGTTCAAGAATTCCAAAAACAAAACGCCTAAGATATGCCTACAACTAATCCGCAAATATATTACGAAAATGACGAAAATTGGGGCAACTACCAATTTGTCGGTTTAGAAGAAATCGTAAATAACTTTATGCAAAACTATACAGGTGATTCAAGTTTACTTGGTTATGTGCCTCGTTCAAAAGTAATTTACCAAGCAAAACAAGGTATAAAACAATTTACATTTGAAGCATTACATCAAGTTAAAGTTGTTGAATTAGAACTTGGAGAAGCAAACGATATTATACTACCACCTAACTACGTTAACTACGTTAGAATTTCGTGGGTAAATAAAAAGACAGGGCAAATTCACCCAATGTCACAAAACAGACATTTCCCATTAGGGATTGCGTATTTGCAAGATAATGAAGCTGACATACTTTTTGATAACGAAGGAGAGATTTTAGAAGGAACAACAGCTATTGAAGCGATTAATGATAGTTTGCCAAGTAATCCTATTGAAAACTTTGAAAATTTCCCTTTAAATGGGTATGGTTGTTGGAATGGTTATACAAGATATGGAATTAATCAGCCAATTTGGAATTTAGACACTTCTCAAAATTTCAACGGTACTTTTACAATTAATAATCAAAGAATACATTTCGGATCAGATTCACACGAAAGAATAATTCTATTAGAATATGTTTCTGATGGATTAGATGTGTTGGAAGCTGATATGAAAGTTCACAAATTTGCCGAGTTGGCATTATATGAATATATCAATAGACAACTTTCTCAAAACTCAATTCGTATTCCTGATTACGAAAAAAGAAACATAAAAAAAGCATACGACACCGCATATAGAAATGCAAGAGTAAAATTACTTGGAATTAAGCCACAGGAATTTATTCAGGCTTGGAAGCAAGGAAAAACGACTATACGATAAATGAAAATACAAAACACTTTTCTTGAAGCCGTAGTCCAAAATGATTTGGACGAAAGATTGACAAACGGAGCATTAATTGGCGAACCGAAGAATATTGCTGTTTTCACAAATGACAATTTATCTGATTCGGGTGTGCTTAAAAATGTTGCTGGAAACGTAAAAAAAACCAATTACGGATTTCCAAGTGGCGAAACAATAGGAGTTGGCAAAGACGAAAGTGGTGAAAAAATCTATAATTTCATTAAAGGAAGTGCATTTGATTATGTAATGGAGTATAACGCTACTACAAATACATCGGTTAGAGTACTACAATCGGCTACAGGGGGTGTTTTAAATTTTGTTTCAAGTGAGAGAATTACGCAATTTGATTTATTTATAGACGCAGAAACAGGATTTGCTTTAATAGCTTGGTCGGGGGACAGTAATCCGCCAAGAATAGTTAATGTAGAAACTGCAAAAACGTGGGCAATTAATGGATTTACAAATGACGAAATATCATTAATGAAGCCTTCGCCTATATTTGCCCCTGAAATTTCTCTTACTACAAGTATTGACGGAGTTGAAAATAATTTCATAGAAGACAAATTTTTATGTTTCGGTTATCGTTATAAATACAGCGATGGATTTTATTCCGCACCGAGTTCGTGGACAAAACCAGCATTTAATCCAAGAGAATTTAATTTAGACTATCAGACATTTGAAAATTTAGGAATGTTAAATTTATCAAATGCGGTTGATATAGATTTTAACACAGGAGCAAGAGATGTGGTTCAGGTAGATTTATTATTTAGAGAAAGCAACACAACTAATATTTATGTAATTGAGCAATTTGACAAATCTGACGAAGGTTGGGGTGATAACACTATTCAAACTTTTCAATTTTCAAAAGCGAAAATATACACAGTACTTCCCGAAGACCAATTCTATAGAAATTTTGATAACGTTCCATTAAGTGCAAGATGTCAAACTGCTATTGGGAATAGAATTGCTTATGCTAATTTTATTGAAGGTAGAAATTTAGGTGTAAATATAGATTTTGATGTAGAAGTAGTTACAGAAAATCCTTTTAGTAGTGAAATAGAAGGAACTGTTGAACAAATTATAGGAAGTGATTATTCTAATGTAATAGATTGGGCGGTTGGAACTGCTGATGGAGGGTCATCGCCCGTTGACCAAATGAATTATGCTACAAACACTATTCAAATGAATTTAACAGGCGCAACACTAGGTGTTTTTTCTATATCTGTAACTCCTAAGACATTTACTCCTGGAATATTTTATGATATTATAGTAAAAGAAGGCGCAACTACTGTAAATTCATTTACAGGGTTATTAGGAAATCAAACACAAACTTTTAATTATACAACAAATAAAAATCTTACTTTTTACATTACTTCTGTGCAAGGGTTGTTATATACCGCAGAATTAACGTATGAAATATATAATTTTCTTAGTTTAAGGTCAAAGTATATATATTCTTTTGATTTACAACTTTCATTGCCTAAAAATGGAGGATATGGTTCTACATTTGTTGGAGATACAATAATTGAAACAGTAGCGTCATTTGATATGACAGGATATGATTTTAGAGCAGGAACGCAAATTCGTATTAATTTAGATTTACAGTCTTCATTAGTTCAATTATTTCAACCTTCAGTTACTTTCTTTTATAATTTGTCAAATGATTATATTGACTTAACAGATTTCTTAGGCAATCCAACATCGGGATTTGTTTCGCAATTAGAAACAGTTTTTACACAAACATTTAAAAACAATTTTATAAGCAACGTAGGCACTTTTGTTTCTATTCAAGATTTTTCTGTTGTTCAAGCAGGAAATAGACTTTTGGTACAAATGCCAATAGTGGTTTATGATGTAACTGAACCAGGTCCAATAACAGTTCAAAAAACAGAATTTTATTTAATTACAGATGCTAATTTGCAAACCGTAAATCAAAACGCATTTACATCATTACATAGTAATAGAGATTACGAAGTTGGATTAATTTATATGGACGAACAAGGCAGAAAAACAACTGTTCTTAATTCGCCTAATAATACTATTTATATCCCTGCTGACAATAGCGAGTTATCAAATAAATTAGAAGTTACAATAAATAATAACCCTCCGTCTTGGGCTAAATATTACAAATTTGCAATTAAACAAGTAAAGCGTGACTATGAAATAATTTACGGAAATATTGTTTATGAAGATGGCATTTATCGTTGGATAAAACTTGAAGGAGAAAACAAAGGAAAAATAAAAGATGGCGATTTGCTTACTGTAAAATCTGATTTTGGTGGACCGCTACAAACTGTTCAAAAAGCAAGAGTTTTAGAAGTTGTATCTCAAAACGCTAATTTTATTTCAGGTAATTTATTAGCCAACGGAAATGAATTGTTGGAGCAGTCCGGATTGTACTTTAAAATAAAACAAGGCAATTTTGATATAAATATTGGGCAATCTGCATTTAGGTCATATATAGGTTCGGGAAAAAGAAGATATGCTTCACGTTCTTTTGTGCAAACACAACCTTTATTTGGTTTTTATGAGCCAATAACTAACAATTGGGTTCCTGACGAATTAAAAGCGGGTGCGCAAATAAATTTTAGAATAGGACTTAGCAGACAAGGTCAATTTGCTTTTCAGCACGATTTAAATTTAAACAAAACTGTTCAAAACGATTATCCAAGTATTTATGATTGGTTTACTGATGAAGTTGCAACCGATTCGGCATTTACTGATTATGCAAATGATTATTTGGCAGATTGGGATTTTGGAACAAGTGGTAATAACGATGTTTTTAGAATAAAGCCAAATATGGACGGAAGTACGGACAGAAAAATATATACGGTAGTTGAATTTAACGTTAATTTTTCAGGAGGCACGTTAATTTTTGAAACAGAACCTATAGAACAATTAAATTCTGTGTTTTTTGAAACGCCCGAAACATTTACAATAAGTGACGGAAGTCACCAATTTGCAACTCACTTATTAAACGATGCTTATAATTGTTTTAGCTTTGGTAACGGAGTAGAAAGCTATAAAATAAGAGATACGTTAACAGGCAAATCATTTTCTATTGACAGCAACCCAACCGACATAAATAAAGAAGGATATAAGCAATTAAACCGATTTGCAGATATTACTTATTCAGAAATCTTTAATTCAAATACTAATGTAAATAGACTTAACGAGTTTAATTTATCATTAGCGAATTTCAAAGATGATATTGAAAAGGCGTGGGGTCCAATCAACGTAATGAAAGCGTTTGACACAAACATAGAATTAATACAAGAAGACCAATATTCAATAATATATTACGGTAAGGATTTATTATTTAATGCTGATGGAAGCACTAACTTAACAGGAGTTCTGCAAGTATTAGGGCAACAAAAAGCATTGGAAGGCGAATTTGGATGTCAAAGTATAGACAGTTTTGATTTCTATGGTTTTAATCGTTATTTTGTTGATGTGAAAAGAGGTTCGGTATTAAAAAAAGCAAATAACGGATTATTTGAAATTAGTAGTCAAGGAATGAGAAGTTACTTTAGAACTTTTTTTAGAGATAATACCATAAATTCGATAATTGGGCAATACGACCAATTTAACGATGTATTTATGCTAAACATTAAATACAACAACAATCAATATTTGACTTGGATTTATAGCGATACTAATAACGGGTGGTTAGGTACTCAAACTTTTAATCCAGAAGATATGGTTAGATTAAATGGCGATTTCTATTCGTTTAAAAATAGCGAAATTTACTTGCACAATCAAGAATTAGATAATGGAATTCCTAATTATAATAAATTTTATGGTGTTTCTTATCCAAGTGAAGCAAGTTTTAACTTTAGTCAAGACCCAAATACGCGCAAGAATTTCAAGACAATTGAACTTGATGGAAGTGATGCTTGGAATGTAGCGCTTGAAACAAATTACGATAAAGGCAACATAAACATTGCTGATTTTGAAAAGAAAGAAGGTATATTTTATGGATATATAAGATATGATAATGGTGTAGTTGATACTTCTTTATTGTCGTATCAAGGAATTGGTAATTGTACAATTAGCGGATTGACTTTAAATTTTGGTTTTAATCTTGATCCGATTATATCAGTTGGCGATTTAGTGCTTAATCAAAATTTACAGGTTGTTGGAACAATATTGTCAAAAACTGCGAATTCGCTAATTATGAATACAGTAAACAATATTGTATCAGGAGATTTTGTATTAAGTTCAAAACCAAAAAGCGTACAACAGCAAAATTTACTCGGCTACTACATGAAAACAACAATATCATTAGAGAAAAACGAAAGAACAGAATTATTTTCAGTATCAAGCGAAGTTTCAAAAAGTTTTATGTAAATTAGTTTAATTTCATATCTTTGACATATATTTTAAATCTAAATGAAATTTACAGTAAAAAAACATAGTAAGGAAGAATTTTACGATACATACAAACATTTTTTAGAACAACATCAGTTTCCTGTTATAAATAGTGAAATATTAGGTCAAAATATATTTGTTTGTTATGCAGAAGAAACTCCAATATACGCAATGCCTTTATGGTTTACAGACTCGAAGATTTGTGTTATAGCGTTTGTGGTTTCTAATAAAAATATTAATTATAAAAAGAAAATTGGCGGATTGGATTTTTTAATTGAACAAATGTGTAAATATGCAAAAAGAAAAAATCTTTTATCGGTTTATTCAACAACAACAACGCAAAAAGTTATTGATTCGCTAATTAAAAATGGATTTGTACACGGGGATTTAGACAGTAGTCAATTTTTTAAAATGTTATAAAATGGGAAAAGGAGCGTCAAAAGTGTTAGGAGCAACAGGCGAAGTGTTAGGGGTTGCATCACCGCTTTTAGGAATAGGGCTTGGAATAGCAGATGCAATTCAGGCGGGTAAAGAAAAAAGAGATGCTAAAAATGCTTTGGAAAATTACCAACGCCAAGAACTTAAAAACGTAGCAGAAGGACTTCAAGTATCGACTTTGGGTTCAGATTTGCAACGTGAAGAACAATCTCGTCTAGCAAGTGGTCAAATTGGCGCGTTAAGAGAAGGAGGAACAAGAAGTTTAATTGGCGGATTGGGTCGCGTTGAAGCAGGAAATCAACAAGTAATGCGAGAAACAGGAGCGAATTTAGATATGCAACAAAAGCAAATTGACCAAATTCAAGCGGAAGATGATGCACGTATTCGTACTATGCAAGAAAATCGAGAAATCGGTGATTTGAGCGCATTAAGTTCACAATATCAGGCAGGGAAACAAGACCAACAAACAGGTTTTGGAAATATAATTCAAGGAACAGGGATGCTTAGTGGCGCTTTAAAACAACTTGCTGAAAAAAATAACACTTCTGATGGTTATAGGCTTTCAGGAAGCGGAATAAACAATGTAAATTCCGCTTATCAAACTCCTGATAGTATGAGGTTTGCTCAAGAAAGTGGATATGCAAATCCGCCAATTTTGACAAATCCTGCGTACAATCCTCAAAATTTTGGTCCTCAAAACAATTACGGATTTTTTAACAGATACCCTTACCAACCATTATACGGACCTCAAAATAATTAATTATGGCAATTGGAAAAGTTGGAAGTTTTGCTACTGTTGCACCAATACAAGGAAATCCTATTGGCGATGCTATGGCTCAAGTCGAAGATAATGCTTTTAGATACAGGGCAGAGCAACGATTAGAAGAAGAAAGAAAAAGACTTGCTAAAGAAAAAGCTGATGCTGAATTAGAAACAGATTTAGGTAAAATAAAATCTGATACGGTTAAGTTTCCAACTCGAAACGCTTTGATAATTGATGCTATGACCAAACTTAAGCAAGGTGTTGGTCAAAAAGCAAAAGAAATGAACGAGGGAAAAATTTCTCGTTTAGATTATAATATCTATAAATCAAATGCAGAATCTCAAATTGCATTAATTGACCAATCCGCCAAAAGAATAAATGCTCAAGCTGCTGCTTATGCAAAAGACGTTGCTGAAGGAAAAATACCAAGTGGATTTGAAGAAAATGCTTTAAATTTTGGCGGTGCTTATGACAAAAACAATATTGCTTTAGAGTTACAACCTGACGGAACAATGATTGCTAATGTTTATGACGATAACGGAAATATTTTAGATAAAGGCGATTTAAGTGCTATTGGTCAAAATGCCTTTACTCCCGTGTATAAATATGATTTAGATAAAGACAAGCAAGAATTTATCAAAGCATATCCAAAAGTATTGAACGAACAATTTATTGGAAATACTAAAGTTGGAACAAAAGGAATTGCTCCCGAGATTGAAAAAGCAATGGATTTGAAAATTGAAGCAACTGTAAAAGACAGAAACGCACTTGCTATTAAAGCCAAAGAAATAACAGGTAGCGCAAATCCAAATGTTAAAGACCCTAATATAATCGAAGAAGTTAGAAAAAAACTAAAAGATGAATACATGGGCTTATATGCTCAAGAAAAAATGATAGACGAAGCTACAGGTCGTGCAACCGAACAAAGATTACGTGCTAAACAAGCCAAAGAAGATGAAAAAGAAAAAGCCACTATTGAAGTTGTAGAAACGCCACCTATTTATGAAACAAAAGGCATTACTCCTATAAGCGGGTACAAAACAGTTTCGGTTGTTGGAGGGAAACCAATTCAACAAATTGTAGGTGTTAACACAAAAACAGGTAATCCTATTAAAATGGACACGGCTTTTTTAAATTCATATACTGTAACCAAAAATCCAAACACAGGACAAAGAGCAATTGTGGCTGAAATAACATATCCTGACTATAAAAGCGCAGGATATACAGCGCAAGAACAAGCAGATTTTAAACTTCAATTAGATGCTGCAGAAAATCAAGAACAAGCTGCTTTAGTTTTATCAAGAGCTACTAAACCTATTTCGTACAAAACAACAGTTGCTTATTTAACAGAAAAAGACGCTTCTAAGTATTTAAAAGTAGGCAATTTTAAAAGTGTTAGCGAAATGAAAGACAAAGCTAGAGTTTTGGAAGAAACGAATCAAGGCGATAAAAAGAAAAAAGTTTACGCAGGAGTTGATGAAAACGGTAAAATAATCTATAAATACGAATAAAGAATGTTACAGCCAAAACGTAGAGAGCAATTAGACGCTAATATTAAAGAATTACTTGCTAATGGCGGTAGTAACGCTGATATAGAGAAACTTGCGCAAGATTTTACCGCAAAATTTGGAAGTGAGGTTGAAAAAAAAAACCCAATCGATACTGCATCAACTTCTACTACTCAAAAGGAAAGTACGGGTTCGGTACCGAAAGATGGTTCTTTGGGTACACCGAAAATAAAGATTAAAGACGAAAGACTTGAAGGAGCTACAACAAAAGACATTACCTCTCTTGCAAAACCAAGAAGAGTAACTACTGATATAGCTAAATTAGAAAGCGAAAGCGAAGCATTTAAACAACTTGCAAACAAAAAACTTTTTAATTACAGACAAGCTACAAAAATACCTCAAGAAGAAAAAAAGGCTGTTTTAGAAGAATTAAAAGCTAAAAAAGAAAAAGAAGGTGTTATCAACAATATTAAATCAGGACTTAAACAAGGATGGAATGCTTTTGTTGATGTTATTGGTGTGGGAGGAAGCGAAGAAACAAAAGAAACATGGAAAATAGATGCCGATCCGTTTGCTGATGAAAAAAAGGAAGCCATTGAGTTTTTTAAAGAGCAAAAGATAAAGCCTACCGATTTGCAAATTGAGCAAAAAGCAGACGAAATATTCATAAAAAACAAAACACTTCAATTAAAACAAGACAAAATCAACGATTACTTAGGTTCTCTTGACGAACAAGAAAAAACCTATTTAGAAGTTGACGCTCAAAAACGATTTCCTACAATATCTAAAAAAAGACAAGATATTTTAAACAGAATATCTATGAATGAAAAAGCACTTGCAAAGTCTATAAAGAATTTAAAAAATCCAATGACCGAACAAGATGCTGCCATGATTGAAAGTGAAATATCTAAAATAACAAAATATCTCGATGAAGATAAAATGTTATTTTCTAAAGCAAGTGAAGAACTAGGCACTGCAAAAGACGAATTTGAGGCTTTTAAGAGAAATTACAATATGCTTGAAAATGCCAAAGCAAGAATCGTGGCATCTATATCTGAAGGCGCCGTATCTTTTATTGAAGGACTTGATTATCTAGGTACACTTGGCGGAAATATTGGCTCAAAAAAGCAATCAGAAGAATTATTTAAAGATACCGAGAAAGCACGTAAAGGAATACAAGAATACAGAGAACAATATCGCCCAGATAATAAAGAGTTGACGCTTGATAATTTTTTTGAATATTCTACTGATTTATTAGCAAATCAGTCGGGAACATTATTGACTATTGCGGGAGCCGGTTCAACTGGAGGGGCGAG